GCCCACAGGTCGCCGGCGCCGAGCCGGCTAAGGGAGAGGGAGCCGAAAGCTGCATGCGCCCCACCCACCCGCCACGGTGAGTAGGCTCCCGATTCTGATGATGCGTCAACGTAAGAATTGCCCGATCTGCGGCGTCGAGACGTACGGCGGCAAGGCGTGCCGCTATCACAAGCGTCGTCAGCAATATCACGAACGTACTGCCCGTGAGCGCCGCGTGCGCTACTGGGTGCAAGAGCTGGGTGAGCTCATCGACATAGCGAGAGCAAGACAATGAACCGCGACGACATTATCGCGATGGCTCAAGAGGCCATCATCACGCATAGCAACCCTAACCCGTTTGATTTTAGGTTTACTACAGTCGAGCAGCTGAAATGCTTCGCCGCCCTTGTTGCCGCAGCCGAGCGGGAGGCGTGTGCAAAGTTGTGTGAGGATATTCCGTTACCGAAAGGCGCAGCAGAATTGACGCATCTGCCAACGATTGAACGATGCGTCAATGCCATCCGTGCGAGGGGCGCCGTGTGAGCGTGTTGTGGGTGGACTTTGAGACGCGCAGCCGCTGCGATCTGAAGCGCGCGGGCGTCTACAACTACGCGCAGGACTTGAGCACCGAGGTGCTCTGCATGTCCTACGCGTTCGACGACGAGCCCGTCGTGACGTGGCTCCCAAAGCATCCGTTCCCTGAGCGTGTGGCCGCGCACACAGGTCAGATACGCGCACACAACGCCGCGTTCGAGCGTCTTATCTTTTGGTACGTCCTGCAGATCAACTTCAAGCTCGAGCAGTTCTACTGCACCGCGACGCAAGCGCGCGCCAACTGCCTGCCTGGCTCGCTCGAGGATATAGGCCGGGCGCTCGGCGCCAGCATGAAGAAGGATCACCGAGGCGCTGCGCTCATCCGGCAGCTGTCCATCCCGCGCCATGACGGCACGTTCAACAGCGACCCGGAGCTGATGGCCGAGATGGTCGCCTACTGCGAGCAGGACGTACGCGCCATGCGCAGCGTGAGTGCCGCGATGCGCGATCTATCCGAGCGAGAGCTCGCCGACTACCACGTCAACGAGCGCATCAACGATCGCGGCGTCATGGTCGATGTGCCGCTCTGCAAAGCCGCCGTGTCCTACGCGCAGGCAGAGCTTGAGGATATTGAGAAGCTCGTCGTTGAGATCACCGACGGCGAGATCCAAAGCGTGCGCAGCCCGCGCATGCGCGAGTGGGTCGCCGAGCGGTTAGGGCCAGAAGCCCGCAAGCTCATGACCGTGTATAAAGACGGCGAAGCGAAAGCGTCCATCGACAAGGCGGTGCGCGCTAATTTGCTTGCCATCGAAGATCCTGAACAAGTCCCGCCCGCTGTGGCGGACGTGATCCAATGCGCTGACGATTTGTGGGCCTCGTCGGTCGCTAAGTTTGACAGGCTCGCCAACCTAGCCGACGTCGAGGATCACCGTGTCAGAGGAGCATTTGTATTTGCTGGTGGAAGTGCCACGGGGCGCGCTTCAAGCTACGGCGCCCAAGTTCACAACTTCACGCGTCGCACTCTTGGAAACGCTGATGCCGTCCGCCATTCAATGGTCAGAGGTCACAGTATCGTTCCAACCTACGGACGACGGGTTACAGATGTTCTTAAAGGAATGCTGCGACCCGCTCTTATCCCCGCCCGAGGTCACGTTTTCATCGTGGCCGACTGGGCAGCGATAGAAGCTCGAGCCACACCATGGTTGTCTAGCGACCCGCAGGCCGACACCGTGCTGCAAGTCTTCCGCGACGGCGGCGACATATACAAGCGTGAAGCCGCAGGGATTTACCACTGTACGCCCGAACAGGTCACAGACGAGCAGCGCCAGATTGGCAAGGTCGCCATTCTGTCGCTTGGATTCGCTGGCGGCGTCGGTGCGTTCGCCGCGATGGGCCGAGGCTACGGCATCACGTTGCATGAATCAGACGCGCAGCGCATCGTCGATGCGTGGCGCCGCGCGAATTCGTGGGCAATACGCTACTGGCAGGCGCTCGAGGCCGCCTATACCCGCGCCATGCGCAACCCCGGCCGCGAGTTCTCCGCTGGCCGGGTGACATACCTTTTTGATCGCCATCACTTGTGGTACGCGCTACCGTCTGGGCGTATTCTTTGTTACCCCTTTGCACGGCTTGAGGATGACGGCGTGTCCTATTTGAAGGCCGCATGGAAGCCTGCTGCTGATGCAAAGGAATGGCCGCGTGCGCGGCTATGGCGAGGGCTCGCATGCGAGAACATCACGCAGGCGACCGCTAATGACTTGTTACGGCATGCGCTCGCGCAGCTCGAGCACGTCGTCCTGCACGTCCACGACGAGATCGTCATGGAAGTGCCAGAGGCCAAGGCCGAGCACTATGCGCGAGTGCTGCGCGAGACGATGTGTTCAGCGCCCGAGTGGGCGCGGGGGTTTCCGCTGAAGGCCGAGGTGAAGGTCATGCAGCGGTACGGGAAATAAAAAACCCCGGCGGGTTAGGCCGGGGCAAGGTCTCTAGGGAGAATGTCACATGCAAGAGTTCATAGACTATCTAGCACAAGCCGCCCCAGAAGGCGAGACAATTCTTCTGGTGCGTCAAAAGCCCCGTCTCACCGACGGCGTGCAGCAGTACCACCAGGACGGCACGGCTAAGTACACATGGCCTGCCTGCCTGCCCGATAAGTACCGATCGAATCCGCCGAAGGCGTGGTACGCCAACACGGCGTCGTTCATCATCGAGCGCTTCCAACAGGGCAAGATCAGCGCGAGCAGCGCGTGCTGCAGACACGTCGCGTTCATGGTGCTTGATGATATTGGCACTAAGTCCAAGATCCCGCCGCTCGAGCCGACATGGAAGATCGAAACGAGCCCCGGCAATTACCAGTGGGGCTACACGTTCGACTACGATAACCAGCCAACCAAGGAAGACTTCTCTGCGGCCATCTTCGCTATCGCTGCCGCAGGCTACACCGACGGCGGCGCCATCAACCCGGTGCGCAACTTCCGCGTGCCGGGGTCGATCAACTTGAAGCCCGGCCGCGACAACTTCGCCGCTGTGCTCGTTGACTTCCACCCGCTGCGCCAGTTCACCCTGCAGCAGATATGCGCCGCGCTTGGCGTTATGCCGGCGCCCGCCGACACCGCGTCGCACTCTGCCATCAACATCGAGGACGACGGCAACGACAGCGTGCTGCGCTGGCTCGCCGAGCAACAGCTTGTCCTGAATCCTCCTAACACGACTGGCTGGGCGGGCGTCGTCTGCCCGAACCACGCCGAGCACAGCGACAACAACCCCGAGGGGCGTTATCACCCCGTTCACCGCGCGTTCGATTGCTTCCATGAGCACTGCGGCGACTGGACGTCGGAGCGCTTCTTACGCTGGGTCGAGGAGCAAGGCGGCCCCAAGACGGGCTACGGCCTGCGCGATGATCTACTCGCCGCGACCATGACGACGGCGCTCTCGAAGATCACACCGACCGAGGAGTTCCCCGACGCGGCGGCCGAGACGATCGCTGAAGTGCGTCGGCGTGAGGTCGGGCGCGTCACCAAGGCCGAGTGGTACGAGCGCTTCGCTTATCTGCAGACCGATGACGCCTATTTTGACATGCTGGAACGCCGTGAAATATCGCGTAGCACTTTTAACGCGCTTTTCCGTCATGTTTCCTGCAAGTCCGTTCGCACCAATCGCATCGTCGAGGCGTCGGTCTGTTACGACGAGAACCGGCAGGAGAAGGGCGCGCACTCTCTGATCGGCGTCACCTACGCAGCCGGCGAGGATATCCTCGTCTCGCGTGCGGGCGACGTGTACGGCAACCGCTGGCGCAACGCCCGCCCGCAGGGGCGCTCTGGCGACGTGTCGCGCTGGCTCGAGCACGCCGAGCGCATGATCCCCGACGATCGCGAGCGCGCACATGTGCTCGCCGTCATGGCTCACAAAGTCCAGCACCCCAATAGAAAAATAAATCACGCCGTCCTGCACTCCGGCAAACCTGGCTCCGGTAAGGACACCTTGTGGGCGCCGTTCTTATGGGCTGTTGGTGGGCCTATGAACGTGAACATCAGCGTCGTGCGCAACGAGGAATTAAATTCCCAATGGGGCTACGCGCTCGAGTCCGAGGTGATGGTCATCAACGAGCTGCGACAAGCCGAGGCGAAAGATCGCCGCGCGCTCGAGAACCAGCTCAAGCCCGTCATTGCCGCTCCGCCAGAGCTTCTACCTGTCAACCGTAAAGGGCTGCATCCATACGATGCCTTGAACCGCATATTTGTCCTCGCGTTCTCCAACGAACGCGCCGCTATCTCTCTGCCCTCTGACGACCGGCGTTGGTTTGTTACATGGAGCGAGGCCGACAGACTGCCAGAAGAAAAGGCGCAGGAATTGTGGCACTGGTACAAGTCCGGCGGTTTTGAGCAAATTGCCTGTTGGCTTTCCTCTTATGACGTTTCCAAGTTCAACCCCGGTGCCAGCCCGATAATGACAGAGGCCAAGGCCATTATGATTGACGCCGGCATGTCGACGGCCGAGTCGTACCTTGTCGAGATGCTGCGCGGCCGCGTCGGCGAGTTCTCGCGCGGCGTGATCGGCTCGCCGTTCCACGTCGTGCTCGATCGTGTAGCGGGCTCGATGCCGCCGGGCGTCAAAGCGCCGCAGTCAGCGCTGTTCCACGCGCTGCGCGAGGCTGGATGGATCGATAAGGGGCGCGTCGCGTCGGGTGACTATCCGACGAAAAAGCACCTATTCTGCGCGCCTGATATGGATAGCCGCAGCAAGTCAGAGCTGCGCCGGCTGGTGGAAGTCCAGCCGCCGGCGTCACTCTCCGTCGTCAAATAACCATGCGCAGATAACGGCGACGATCGCGCAGATGGTCATCCAGAGCATGGCGGATCGTCGCGTGTGACGTCGGCGCGCCGTTGTAGATCGTCTGCGAGCGTCTCGTACCCGAGCGCCCGCGCGGCGACGGCTTGCAATAGATACACCACCCGGCCGCCACCGGAGCACGCGAGGATACCCTCGAGCGCTTGCCGGTACCGCTCCGCGCGCTTATCCGGCGGCTCCCAGCGCGCGGCCGCTTGCCCATGGGGTATGTCCTCGACGTCCCACAGCTGCCGGTGTTCGTCTTCGCTCAAAAATAGTTTGCCCATATCGTCACCAATAAACGGAGTCACCATGCCAGCGCCGCACGCTGGCCCAGTTGGGCGGCGGCACATGTGCCCAGTCGCGCCGCAGCTCCGCGCGGCGTCGATGCCATAAGTCAAAAATATATCGCAGCATTAGAGCCTCCGCAGCGCGTCGCTTGCCTGTTGTAAATCGTCCTCGAGCGTCTCGAGTGTAGCCCGCAGCGCGCCGAATGCGCGCCGCTCGGCGGCCATGGCCGCGTGCCCGGCCGCACGCGCGGCCAGGTAGTCCGGCGGCCAGTCGTCGGGCATGCGCTCGTCGTATCCCGTCCCGTCGCACGCCCAGCATGTGATCGCGCCGCCGTCCTCATCGACGGCGAGCGCGTCATACCCGGAGCCCGCGCAGCAGCTGCAGCGCGGCCGATTGCGGGTGATCATGGCGTGCCCTCGATGCGCGCGAGCAGCGCTCGCGCGTCGGCGGCTACCTTTGCATCCATGCCGGCGCCATGGCGCTCCGCGTGCCATTCCAGACACCGGAGCGTAGCCCGCAGCGCGTCGGCGAGCTCTGGCGCTGCGGCGATTAAACGCGCGTTCGCCTCACCCATGGGCGACGGGTTACAGATCGTGATGCCATAATCGCCGCTTAAGTTCACGGCGATAATGGCGCGCATGCCGATCAGCCTGTCGGGCACGTCCTCATATATGGCCCACGGCCCCGGAGTGTAGGCGCTCATGAAAACCACCGGCGGGCGATCGTCGCCCCCAGCTCGCGCCGCGCGGCCGCGCGAATCCAATCGCCCGCGCGCATGCCGTTATACCGCTCGAACGTCTCGCCGGTCTCGCTGTTATGCACTAGCTGCCCCGGCGGCATGTTGTCGCGCAACCAATCCCAAATGGCGCTCGAGAGCACGCCGCACGCCGCGCGCCGGTACTCTGTCGGCCAATATTGGCCGACGGTATAGTCGAGCCCTTGGCCGGGCGTATAGCTCAAGCGGCGCCCCTCGAACGCGGCCGCCAGGCGCTCGCCAGTGATCGACGGCCGCAGCTCCACATACCGCAGCATGGCGCGCGCCTGGTGTAAGTCTCGCGTGATCGAGCGCGACTCCGCGCGGTACGCCCGGCGCCCGTCGACGTCGCGCCAATCGCGGATGTAGTTGCCAGGCTCGAGCCCCGGCCGCTGGCGTATCCAAACGTCGAGCGCGTCGACGATGGCGAGCTTAAGAGTGTCGACCGCCGGCGAATAGCCGGCGGCGCTGATGATGATGTTCGTTTGCATGTGAGTGTCCTCGATTGTGTGGTGGTGATCAGGCAACGGCGGACAGTTTGGGCGCGCCGCGCTCGAGCCATGCCGGCGTGTCGAGCACCGGCTTATCCGCGCGCAACGGCATGATGACGCCGATGGCATCGGCGGCCAGTAGCACACGCGCCGCGCCGCCGTCGCCAGTCTCGGCGCCGTTATGGGCGACCGTTGGCGAGTATTTACCGCCTAGCAGCTTGTGCGCCTTTTTCATGGCGTGCAGATAGTCCGCGTCGATTTGGGACGCAAGGCCGGTCACCGTACGCGGGACGACGCGCCGCCAGTCTGGAAACTGACCGTCGATCAGCGGCGCGGTAATGTTGGCGCCGCCGACGTTGATGGTGACCGATCGCGCGTCGAGCTTGACCGTAGCGAAGGCGCCCTTACGCGCCTTCAGCCCGTCGATCAGCTCGCGCGGGATGATGTACTGCCCAGCGGCCGCCGTGACGTCGGGGTCGAGCTGCAGCGGTACGGCGATCAGCATGTGCCCGTCGGTAGCGACGGCGACGGCCTCGGTCGCGCCGGTCACGGCGACGTCGATGCATACGCCATTTAAATAGTAACGGTGGTCGCCCTTCGCGGCGATCAGGGTAAGAGCTTTGAGGGTGTCGGGAAAGGTAGTGAATTGCATGGTGTGGTTTCCTTCTAGGTTAGTTGCGGATGTGATCAATGACGCACGCCAGCGCGACGACGGCCGTGCTGGCGATTAGGAGCGACAGCGCGCCCAGATAGACGGCCGCTAGAAAAGCGGCGCAGCCGATAGTGGCGAGCGCGTTCGACAGCTGACGGGCGCTCATGGCGTCACCTCGAGCGCGTCCAATTCGTATACGGCGCACTCGAGCCCGCGCAGCAGCTGGAGACACTGGGCGGCGTCGTCGCACGCGTCGACTAGGTCGCGCTCGAGCGCGTCGATCAACGCGCGGCGCAGCCAATAGCTGGTCGCCGGGTGCGCGATGGCGGCCGTGATGCGGGCGTGCGCCTCGAGCACGCGATCGGACAGCGGCGCGCTCATGAGCGCACCGCCAGCATGTAGTTGGTGCCGGGCTCAAAGTAGGCCTCGAGCTGGTGCTCGGCGATCGCCGCCGCCGTCATGGCGAGGGTGACGCGGTTGCGCGTCGAGCGGCGCATGATGGCGATCACGCGCGCAGCATAGTCCGGCATAGTGGCGGCGACGGCTCGAGCTTGTGCCAGCTCGCGTTGTTCAGTCTTATTCATATGCATGTGCTCCGGGTTGGGGTGAGGGGTTAGGCGTCGAGCTCGGCGGCGGCGACGCCGAGGTCTAATAACATGGCCGTGAGGTCGCTGGCGCTTATGTCGACCATATAAACGTCGATCGTGTCGTTGGCGTCATAGGCGCGCATGATGGCGGCGGGCTCGAGCTCGCATGGCGTCGCGGTCGCGTAGGAAAGACGGCGGTCGAGGTCGACAAATAGCACGCGGCCGTCGTCGAGCTGGCCGGCGGCGATACGTTGGCCGTCGGCGCTGTAGGGGCGGCCGGTATTGAATGCGATCGTTTGCTTGCTCATATGCATGTGCTCCTGCGCCGCCGGCTGGCGCTTGTGTCAATGCCGGCATGCACCATTCTCTTTATGGCCGGCAAGCCGTCAAATAGTTTTTTGTATGGCGACCAACAGGCGGATAGTTGCTCGAGCGCGCGAATGTTGGGTCATTTGGGTCGAGGTTGGGTTATGAGCGCGGCGAGAATTGCCCAACGCCGCGAGCTTGAAAACAAGGGGTGCGAGGGGGTTTTGGGTCATTTAGGTCATAGGTTTTGATTAAATTTAAAAAGTCTTCTTATACTGTATAGGCGTACAGCGGTGAGCTGCAGCGGCGCACAATGAAGCGGCTCATCGACTTTTTTTCGATGGCAAAAGTGCCCAAATGACCCAAAGCGCCCATGCCCTCATGACTGCGCCCCCTATGCTGTTGGGTCATTTGGGTCATCGAGCGGCCATGACCCAAATGACCCAAAAGCTGGCGCCCTGGTGCTCGAGCGCACGCCGTCGCCCTGGTGCTCGAGCGCACGCCGTCGCCCTGGTGCTCGAGCGCGCGCACCGGCTCGCATGCCATGACCCAAATGACCCAACGCCGACGGCCGACGCGCGCGGTGCTCGAGCTCGAGCGCTGCAAGCTGGCGGGCTGGGGGCTGGGGGCGCCCGGCTCCGGGCTGGCGCTGCGGGCTGGCGGCCGCTGGCCGCTGGCATGGGGGGGTAGGGCCCGAGGGCACCCGGTCAAAATTACGGGGAGCGTTCGCAAAAAATTTTTTATTTTTTAGCCCACCGGCTTGCAGCCCTGTGCTTTCATCCAGTAACCTTTAGCCATGTCCTTAAAGTCTTTGCCATTCGCGCCGCGCGAGGTGAAAGCAACCGAGAAGACGCTGCAGGCGATTTACGACGCCGCCGCGCTCGGGTTGAAAGGTGATACGTTGGCGTTGGCGGCAGGGTTGCTGCCGATCGAGTACCGCCGTTTGTGCCAGCTAGATCCGATGGCCCAACTAGCCGAAGAGAAGGGACGCGCCGATGGACACGTCGAAGCCGCCACGCAACTCCGCGAAGCCGCGCGTCAAGGGGACGCTAAGGCTGCCCTATCCATACTCACGCATGTGCACGGCTGGGTGGCGAAGCAACAGGTGCAAGTCGACATACAGCAGCAGATCAGCATCACGGCAGCACTGCGAGAGGCGGAATCGCGCGTCATTGCTGGTCGCTTGGCACAAGATGAACGGGCACCACTAACTATCGACCAGCCGACGCATGCAAACGCCGATCTATAGCGCTGACCAAGAAGAGCTGCTCATGAGCAAGCTCTGGTCGCCTGCGATTAAAGATGACCCCGAGGCGTTCGTGCTGTTCGTCTTTCCGTGGGGCCAGGCCGGCACGCCGCTCGAGCACTTCAGCGGCCCGCGTAAATGGCAGCGCAAAGTGCTACGCAAATTTGCCGAGCATATAAAGGCCAACAAGACCCGCGAGGCGTACGAAGTGCTGCGCATGGCGACAGCCTCTGGTCGCGGTATCGGCAAGTCGGCGTTGGTCAGTTGGATCACGCTGTGGATGTTGTCGACGCGTATAGGCTCGACGACCATCATCTCGGCGAACTCGGAAGCGCAGCTGCGCTCGGTGACGTGGGCCGAAATTACCAAGTGGCTCGCGCTGCTGATCAATAGCCATTGGTTCGAAGTGTCCGCCACGCGGCTGATGCCGGCCAAGTGGATCGCTGAATTAGTCGAGCGCGACCTAAAGAAAGGCACGCGTTACTGGTCGGTCGAGGGGCGGCTGTGGAGCGAGGAGAACCCGGACGCGTACGCGGGCGTGCACAACCACGACGGCGTGCTTGTCATCTTCGACGAGGCAAGCGGTATACCTGACCCCATCTGGGCGGTGACGGCGGGGTTCTTCACCGAGAACACACCGCACCGCTTCTGGTGCGCGTTTAGTAACCCGCGCCGCAACGAAGGGTACTTCTTTGAGTGCTTCAACGCCAAGCGGGCGTTTTGGCAAACAGAGAGCATCGACGCGCGCGAGGTGGAAGACACCGACAAAATGGTCTACCAGCAGATCATCGACGAGTACGGCGCCGACAGCCCCGAGGCGCGCATCGAGGTGTATGGTCAGTTTCCGCTCGAGGGCGACGATCAGTTCATCGGCCCGGCGGTGGTCGAGGCAGCGTGCAACAGACAGCGGTGGAAGGACGAGACGGCGCCGGTGGTGCTTGGGGTCGACCCTGCGCGATCGGGCTCCGACAGCACCGTGATCGTCGCGCGGCAAGGGCGGGACATCATCGCCATCAAGCGCTACAAGGGCGAGGACACCATGACGACGGTCGGTCGCGTGATCGACGCGATCGAGGAGTTCAACCCGGTGTTTACCGTCATCGACGAGGGCGGCCTCGGGTACGGCATATTGGATCGGCTTAAAGAGCAGCGCTACAAGGTGCGCGGGGTGAACTTCGGGTGGAAGGCGAAGAACCCGGTGATGTGGGGCAACAAGCGCGCGGAGCTCTGGGGCAACATGCGCGAGTGGCTGCGCGAGGGGCACATACCGAACGATCGGCAGCTGAAGACAGACCTGACCGGGCCGACGCAGAAGCCGAACTCTTCGGGCACGATCTTCTTAGAAGGGAAGAAAGAGATGAAGGCGCGGGGGCTTGCAAGCCCTGACGCGGCCGATGCGCTCGCAGTGACATTTGCATTTCCGCTCGCACAGCGCGAATATAGAGAGAAAGCTAGGCGCATTGCGGTCAATGAAGGCGGCAGCGTCGGTAGCTGGATGGGGGCGTAATGGCTCGCAAGTCGGTGTCGTTGTC